CATTATCACCTCGCTCTTCTATAGCATCAACGCAAGATTGGTACCAATGCCTATTCAGCAAAAGAACATCGTGATCTAAAAGCAACACCCAGCCATCTGATCTCTCCATTACCCTGTTGTATTCTCTGCCGAGATTACCATCAAGACAGTAAGGCACAATAATCTCTATATCCACCTTACTACTATTTGGCAGATAAGTCAAGTTCTTTTTTATTCTTTCTGGATCAGCCATTCTTATCCATGCTCTTGTGACATTATCATCGAAAGCATCTATAATACTTCCTATATCTATACAGTGTATATCTATGCCTAAATCCCAAATCCTGCTGGCTATGGCCTTAGTTGCTGCACCGGCTGATGGGATAACTACATCGCATTTTCCGATATTCTTTTTTATTTCTTCCCACCAATCATCGATTGTATAATAAGCATCAGCGCTTGGGACATTGATATAGAAATCTATATTCCCATAAAGACTCTCTGCTGCTTTTCTAGAAGCTGCTCCAATGAACATTTTCTTTTTAGGCTTAATGTACTTGTTTAGGAAATTAACAAGAACTGAAGGGTTGAAAACGCTTAAATAGTGAAAAACAACAGGATTGTAAAAGAATCTCTCATTAGAAACTGCTACGGCTGATTTAGTCAAAGTATTCAGATAGTCACCGCTTTCAACAGAGCCTTCTATGAACATACCAGGAGCCATGCCATCTTCTTTAGGATAGCCAAGGCTAGCTGCTTTCATAAACCTATCATCTCTTATAGAAAAAGATTTTCTAATCTCTGTCTGGATCTTAGGCGAGGATCTATGTCTGCCGTTATACTCCCCTGCCATTAAGAACATGTCTCCATCGCCAAATCTTGTGTAGAACACCCTCTTGTTATCATCCAACATATTCGATAACTTATTTATGCTTTCTATCACAGAGGCGACTTTGAATGTCATACAAGAACCTTTTTATATCGGTCAAGTATATCTTTGGCTTCTTTAGGTATTGGGCCTTTTTCAAAAATTGTCCTGAGACCAGTTGATCCACTAGCTCCAATATTATAGAAGTCGACGCCAAATACAGAGTTCTTTGCTTTTTCGAAAACGTGTTGGATTATAATTTTTATAGCGAGTTTAAGATCTAGAGGCATATCAGCAGAAGCATAACCAGATGAATAGTCTACAAATACATTTCTGAATCCTTTTGGAAATCTCGTAGCAGCGACTAGCTGACCTCTGTCATAATCAACTTGTATATCTGAATCACCCTCATCAGGTAATGACAGATAAACTATTTTGCTATTTATACAGCTTTTCGCTGAATCTGTTATCATATCTGTAGACTTGAAAGAGCTATAAGTTGAACTAGATACAGTAGCAGACCAACTATTGCCTAAAGCATTAACAGCTGCTACGACTGTTGCTATCGTAGCATATGTAGCAAAAAGGACTGTTTCATCTGCTGTACCGTCTAGGACTAATCTTAATCCAGTCGATTTTACAGACGCTGACGCTGAAGAACCAGTATTTGTATTCGTTATTTCTATAGCGTTGATTATGCCTACAGCTACTCTATCAACATTTATTACAGGATACTGAAGAAGATTAATTACCCTATAGCCTTTTCCGCTGTATCTCTCAAGAGTGTGAGTTGTTTCTTCAAATGTTCTTTTACAATAGCTGCTTATATACTCTTCCGTTTCAAGATGGATAGTGCTTGCTAAATCCGTTGGATCGCTAGCAGCGTTATTACTCGTTATCGTTTGGGCAGCAGCGTGATCTGCACTAAACCCTAATGTGAAACCTCCATCGCTACCTGCGTGAGTATATGCTATAGTTTTTCCTACTGTAGCATCTAATGTGAATTTATAGGTTGTAGCTGAATAGGTTACGGCAAATGTTATTATGCTACCTGTTAATGTAGTGTCAGCATTCATAGCTGTTTCTAGCGCTGTAGCTAGCGTATCACCGTCATAAGTCCCATCAGAAATTGTTACAGTAGATGGCCCGCCTTCATCGCTGGTTAATACCATTTCATTATTACCGGCATTAATTTCGAAATATCCGGCATCGACTCCGATAAAGCTTAATACTTCAGAAGTAGATACAATCGTCATTTATCTTCCCCTATCCCCTTATATCCGTCTAATCTCTATTGGCTAATGTAGGGCTATTACAATTCGTTGATATTAGCACAAAAGCCTATCTTAAAGAATGGCAACAGAATTACCCGTTGCCATTCAGGTTTTAAAAGAACTAATATGCTTATAACCCTGTTGGTACTTCTTTCCAGGTCAACGCTAAATTCACGTTAACACCTGCTGCTCCTAATGCACCCATTACGCAAGTCGTCCCAGGAGCAAATCCAAATGCGCCTTTGATATCACCAGAGATAACCTCAGCAGCTACAGTATTGATTGCTGCCGTATTATGAAATAGTGGCCACGCAAGTACAGGAGCAAGGATTGTTGCTATACTGTAAGCAGGGCATGCGCCAGCAGTCAAGCCAGTACTGGCCGTCAATAATGTTTTTCCAGATAATGGAGCTGCAGTCACAGTCGTTGGTACAGTCAACTGAGTCCCAACTGCTAGAACAACACCGGTCATAGCAGCTGAAGTTGCGTAAACCTGAACACTCCATAAATAAGGAATAAGGTTGACACCACTACCAACTGGATTGTGAATAATTAATCCGATTGCTGATGTGGCGGTATAAAGGGCAACTTCCATGTCTAGGGCGTTAGCGAAAAACATTTCACCGCCCTGCGTAGAATCCTGATAGTTGTTGCCACCAACGATAAGACCGCCAAGTTGATCGGCTCTTAGTGGATTCGTTCCTGTCGATGCTGCAGTATTTCTTCCAATTTTTGCAAACATTTTACATCCTCCTTCTGATTCTAATTCTGATTACGATAACATTTCAGCTTGTTTGATTGCTCGCGCCATTCGCAGATCAATTGTCCACCCACCTGCAAAACGAACAAACTCGTTACCATTGTCAACGGCATGAAACATTGTACCTGATGGATATTTATCAGAGTCTGTTAATTCGTCAAGATCTGCTAATACACCTTGGAAATTCTTGATAGTGAAAACTTGTTCAAGTGCCATACAAATCCACCTCCTTATGCCTTACTTCTTGCCTTTCCTTACAACCTTGGGCCTTTTAAGCTTATCTGGTTTCTCTGCCTTTTTAGGCTTTTCCGGTTGGTGTTTATTTTTAAGCTTGAGAGCATAAGCAGCTAGTCCTTCAAGCCTAACTATAACATGTGAAAAACGTGCTATTTCACCGTCAGCATATCTCTCAGCATCGTCTCTGATTTTATCAGCTATAGCAACCAGATCTTTAGTTTCCTGTACAATCGACATCATAATCCCCCTATTCAACTTCACCTATCTTGACTGCTGGGTTCCCTCCCCATATTTCACAGGATGGGACATCTTTCGTAACTATCGAGCCAGCAGCTATCACTGAATAATCACCTATATTCTTACAAGTATTCATTATCTGAGCATTCACGCCTATGAATGTGTATTCCCCTATTCGCGTTGGCCAAGCAATCGGTTTAGGTAGCATGTATATCCATTTTTTCTTATTAAACCTATGCGTATGGGTATGGACATAAACACCTGAGCTTATTACAGCTTCCTCTCCAATTATCACCTTACTTCCAGTGACATCTATGAAAGGCCAAGGTTCTCTACCAACATGGGAATTAGCACCTTCAAAAACAACATCTTCTTTTTGACCTAAGAATGTCATTCTCATTATACTGTTTCCCTACCACGATAAATGCCTTTCTCATCTATAAGCCTTAGATCGACCGTCTTGCTTTCATCTGACGGTTTGTCTGCGAAGTCAGAAAATCTCTCAGAAAACGTATCATCTATAGCGAATGTGCTTAAATGCCTCACCTTAATAGTCGTATCGACCCAACATTTAACGCCAGCTTCAGTCTTTAATGAAAGGCAAAATCTTGTGTCCATACACGGTATCCTACCCATAGTAGGCAGAGAATATGCTTCTTTGAACCAAGGCTTTTCAATAGCTAAAAGGCAATCGACTGGGAACATCAAAACGCCTGAGCCTATCATATCGATCTCTTGTAAATCGCCATCTTTTGGATCAATTACGTCTGCATCAGAGGCTTCTGGCCCTCTAAGTTTCCAAGCCATATGCTGAAAAGGCTTCATGTTCTGCTTCGGTATATGGCCTCTTGTTGGGACTAGCGCTGAAATAACATCACACCCATCTTCCTCAACCCTCGCTATCAATCTCGGTATCATATCTATTGGATGCAACTGATCTGAACCGATTATCAGTATGTGGGATGCACCAAACTCAATTGCCTGATCGCAAATATGGATATGACGTTTCGCTGGGCACCAACCACGTCCTTGAAAAACTTTTGAGCTAGCTGGCCGTTCAAGATTGACCAAATTCTGAGCAAACGGTGTCCATATGAACGGACTGTCCCATGGCCACCCAACAGCCAGCTTCTCAACTTTCCTTGTTACTTTAATCATTATAATAGCCCCTTTTTGTTAATATTTATATTACGGTGCAAGCGTTACAATCGGATACTGATAAGCCTGTGTAGCAGCTCCGGCAGCTCTCACAGTACCAATCATTAAACTACCCCAGTCGTATAGATCACCAACCGTAGCAGCCAATGTGTAAGATAACAAGTTGTCGACAACTCCAGTTGAAGCGGAATTGAAATCAATTACCAGCCCTGCTGCTGCAACAGGCATAATTGTAACATTCTTTATGACCAGGTCTTCCATCAGAACAGCATTCTGATAAAAAACTGGACCATCGATATCGGTAGCTGCTGTAAAAGTCCCAAGTATGCCATCGATTAGCCAATCGTTAGAGCCACCTTCCCATACGATGATGCTATCTGGATTAGCAGCAGTCCCAACAATCGTCAAGTCCTTTAGCGTACCACGATGAGCAGTAGCAGCAACAGTGATACAGGTTAAATTTTTAGCGCCCATCTGAATCAGGCAATTCTCCATGGTAAAATCGTGACCGCCAGCTGCTACACCAACATTTATAATAGCACCAGAACCACAAGTACCAGTAAGGATATTGATATTTTTGATAGTCACATTAGCAACAGTTATATCGAAAGCATCTACTCCAGCGCCAGCATAAGTCGGCGTAAAGGAAGGTCGATTGGTTCCGTTGCCCATTCCGATGATAGATACACCAATTTTATTTACCGTAATTGCTGCGGTTGGTGCTTCAGCGTGACCAGGCATAAGAAAAATCATATCCCCGTTTGATGCGGTACAAGCCGCTAAAGCAGAAGTAAGGGTAAGGAATGGTGCGTCTGGATTTCTTCCGAATGAAGTTGTCGTACCACCTGTAGTTGTCGCGCCTGAGTCAACATAATAAATGTTCCCTGTGGTCAGCGTCTCATTCACAACAGTAAAGACGCCACCGCTCTGTTTACGAGAAAACAAAGCCGATCTCTGAGTTGAATCTGTTAATGCCATTTTACATTCTCCTTTTGCAGGGTTCAAACCTGCTGTGAAAGGTGGCCCCTATTTTATACTCTCTTACTCCTAACGAGATCTTCAGTCTTAATCTCTTCAGGCTTATTAAAGGCTTCTTTCTGATTCTTAGTTAATACAGCAGACTTTCTATTTAAAAGGTTTTGAGCTGCATAACTATTAATTTTGACTACGGAACCTTTTGGGTGCCCTAGCCATTCTGATTTAAGTTTCACCTCAACAAATGTTACTTTCCCTGGTGTTTTTACGCTTATCACGTTGCCCCCTTAATTACAAATCATAACCAAAATGATTCACTCTGCTAAATTTCTTAAAAGCCTCACCCCTTACGCTCTCTTCAGCTGTTGCTAAATGATGATAAGTCTCAACTGGAGTAAACAATGGTTTATCGTTCGTAAAATGAGAATAAGTAGGATCTCCATTCTGATAAGCCCATTCGATCCATTTTCTGTGGACAGTTGCTATAGCGTGATCAGGTTGCGATCTAATGACGTCATTTCTGACAAACCACTTGTTGACCATTGTTTCAATATAAATCTGCTCTTCTGTTACTCCCCATTCAGTACTAGCGCCGATTCTTTTTTCATATTCAGTGCAAGCCCTTTTGAGAATGACAGATACGTCTTTTCCTAGATGTCTAGTCTCATTAACTTTTTCTCTGACTATCTTATAGCATTCAATGCCTTGCTCAAGTGAATGATTATAAAAATAACCGCCATAAAGGCCGTGAACATAAGATCTTACTTCGATACCACACTTACACGGTAAACCAAGACTTTTCTCAAGATCCAATAATGAAAAAAGCCCCAAAAGGTTCTTTGGTCTAACAACTACTTTCCAACACTGCTGACAAGCACTAGGAACAAAAGCCCTGCCTTCTGGCATAGACATGCTAAATAGATCAAATAATACAGTATGCCATCTAGAGCAGTCGAAAAAAGCATCATGGTTAACATGGTGCCAAGGAGTTTCTACTGGTACAGATGCTTGTGTGACACATATCTTCCCATCCTCATCCCTGACTTTATAACCACCAGTCCGAAGAAGTGGCAAGAATTTAGATATGATATCATTCTTAACAACTGAATCGTAATAACTTTCACTCACCGCTTCTTCTATCTCTCTTTCTTCAATCATAATAAATTAGCCCCTTTGTTGTGAGCCCCCACTAGGAGGGCTCAATATTAAACCCTTATACGTTTGCGTCAACTATCATCGGATCAGAAGCATATCTTGGAGCATGCAAAATTGCCGTAATGCCAAAAAGCGTAGCAGAGCTGATACCTGCAAATGCCAATCCAACGCAATCGAAATCGCTTGTAGCATTGAGCGCTTTCCCATCGACTTCGAAAACATATGTTGCTGCGTTTGTAGAATCAACTACAACAGCAGAACTGGTACCAGAAGTTCTGGTCAAGATTGCGGTTGAGACACTAGCCTTATTAGACCAGTAATGCCCCAGCGCAAGCGCCGTGGTAGAAACTGACCCGCCAGCAACAGTTTTGGCCTGATGGACCTTTATAGTAGTGTCAGCCTCAGTCATAGCGCCACACTCAACAATGAATGTCACTTTAGAATAACCTTTCAGGCTGACCCAAGCTGCCTGTGAAGAAGCAGATATGCTACTATCGTTGCTTCTGGCAACTGGGGTCATGTACTGTGCTATTCCATAATTTTGTGCTATTGTCTGCATTTTTTCTTACCTCCTACTTATTGTTTGTGAAATGAACGATGAAACAAAGCGATATTTAAGTGCTCTTTTAAAATTTATTTTCATTACTTTATTCACCTTTATCAACGAATGCTTCATCGCTCACACTATAATGTTATCTATGTTCTATCATCAAGCACCACAAACGGTGAAAGCGTGTCAGCCGTAGCTTGGGGTGGAATTAATGACGTTGGCCACCAAGGCTGACCGTCAATTCTAAACACAAACCGGAAACAAGTCTGGTCGGCATCAAACTTAAGGTGAATAGACGTATCAAATTTACCGTCTGCAGCCTGACCTGATTTCTGGCCAACAAGATACTGTGACCAATCAGCGAGTATGATATCCCCTTGATCTCCAAGCGTAGAGCAATGCTTAGACCAAATAAGCGGAATGCCCAGGAGAGTAGCGAAAGGCGCTCCAGATATACCACCAGCAGGCATCCAAACAGGGATTCCACCAGTACCAACAGCGAGAGACATAGCAGCAAGCTGAGGCAGTGTATTCTGATTTGCCATAAAAATTGCGTTAGAAGTATCGTGGATGCGAGAAAACATCTTAACGATATTCTCAAACACGATAGTATCTGCAGCCTGACCAGTCTCCTTAGTAATAGAGACTAAACAAGGAGCATTCAAAATACCCATTGGGCATCCTGCTCCTGTCCCTCGGATAAACGCCTTATTGAGATTAAAGTTGAGTCCATCTCTGAAGCCGTTACGAAGGATGTTCTCCATAGACATAGGAGAATCCTCAAGGATCTCATCAGAGGCATAAGCAAGACCTGCCATCTTTTTGAGCTCAAGGGTAATACGCCCGAACTTTGGACGTGTTTCTGTTTTAGTGGCAAGCTCATCGAGCCATTTCCACTGAATTCCACCGTAAACAAGTCCACCAGACTCATCGAAACCATTAACATAAGGCACTTTGACCATGGTAGTTTTCATTGGAACCGAAGTGGTCCTAGGCAGAATCTCATTCATCTGCTCAACAGCGATCATAAGCTCATTTCTGAACTCAGGTGGAATAAGATACCCACCGTACTGATCTTCACCTTCAACAAGAGAGGTGCTAGAAGCTGCTTTCTGGAGCCAAGTATCAAGCTCCTTACTTACGTTGCGACCTTTACTCTTATCAGCCTTAGCAACGTGCCCACAAAAATTACTTAAGCAGGAGAACCCACCTTTTTCATCTTTGTCGATTGGTTCATCGCCAATAGTGATTCTTGGGCGAAGAGTATCGATATCGCCTACGATCTCTTTAATTTTATCGTCAACCTCATCTTTAATACTATCCAAAGACTTGCCATGGTCTTCAAGAAGCGGTTTGACACTAGATACCACTATTTCCTTAACCTTATCTGTAAACTCTTTCTCAGTTAATCCTGCCATTTTATTTCTCCTTTCATAAATTATAAGACCAGTACCTCCAGCAATACTCCTTCAAAAAGTAAGCATGCCTGATACAGTGCCTGCAATTAAGATATTTTACCTCTAGCGACATCTACTCTCTCTTTAATGAACTCAACAATATTAGGATCTTTCTGGTCTCTCAGGATACCTTGAAGTGATTCTCCTATTGCCTTTGTGAGCGATACCTCATCGAAGTTAAACATCTCTTCCCTAGTAGCATCTTTTTCTTCCGTCTCATCTATTTCAATGATCGTTTCATCGATGCTAACATCCTCTGTACCACTGTCTTTTGAATCAGCAGTTTCTACGACTTCATTTAATGCGCTAACTGCTTTATTCATAGTGTCAATAGCTTCACCTATAGCCGATCTGGTCTTCTTAGACAAGACCTTACCGGATTTTTCATCAATTTTCGAAACAAGTTCTCCTAGCTCATCTCTCACTTCAACGAGATCTTTATCAACCTTTACGATCTCATCTCCTACTTTGACTTCAATAACAGGAGCTAATTTCTCACCTTTTATACCAGAAATAAGCTCTCTTTGTTCGTTTATTTTATCTAGACTTTCACTAATTGCCTTATCAATAGTGAGATCCTCATCGTCTTCCATCAAAGTCCTAGCGAAAGCAACAAGCTCATACATATGTGCTCCGCTAAATCCAATAGTCTTTGTGATGAGAGGATCGATTGATTTTTCATTAATACCAGAAGCCCAAGACTTAAGCATAGCAATTCTAGTGGCGCCGTCAGGAAGATCGAAATTTAGAACATCGTGGAATCTTCCTGGGCGATCAATTAAAGCATCTGGAAGTTCCTCAGGGTGGTTAGACGTCAATATCGTAACAAGACCTTTACTTTGGGCTATACCATCCATCTCAGTCTTCAGAAGGTCTGTTGCCTGACCGTGAAGCCAATTATCGATATCCTCTATAAAGAGTACAGACGGAGCAAGGTCTTTAGCAAGACCAAATCCATATCCTATTCCACCCATAGCTCCGGCATAAGAAAAATCTCTTGCACTAATCCAGATGAATGTAGCGTCAGCAGAGTTCATTATAGCCCTTCCAGTCATAGTTTTTCCTGTACCTGGTGGACCCATAGCTATCATCCCTCTATTCGCAAGATCCTTTCCTTTCTTATTAAGAAGATCAGTTGTTCTGGTTATAGAATCCTTATTCTTCTTAGAAAGAAATATATGGTCAAAGCTTGTATCGCCTTTTTTAATAAAATCGCCACTCAAAGCAAAGCTTTCACCTTTGAGAAAATTATTATCTTTTGTCCATATTTGAGTATCAGAGAATACCTTAAGTACAACATTCTTTGATTTCATAGGTGCATAAGATATTAGATTTATGCCATACCAACTCTCTTGTCTCTTGATTATAATTCTTTCACCATTCTTCTCGTAAAAGCCCATACCAGATACGAGAAAATCATTAGACTTTTCTGAATTCAGCTGGATAACTTCATAACGTGGAGGACTCTCTGATCCATCGTATAAGATATTCCTTACAGCGACCTCATCAAAATCTTCAAGAGATTTATCAAGACCTGTAAGATACGTCCCCATCATAGCAGAACCAACGCCATCGGCGCAAACAAAGATATCTCTGACTTCACACTCAAACCACTTTGACATTATATCGTACTGAGCTGTAGAAGGAGATGCGTCATATCCGTCGATATCAAAGTCTTTGCTTAAGGAAGTGTTCCACCTTTCAGATATACCATCTACTGATTTGAACTTATAAAGAAGCGGAGCAGGGAAATCGTCAACTGGACTATCCTCTATTTCAAGTATCTCTTTCCCATATCTCTTCTCAAGTACCTTCTTAGCATCGAAAGCAGCATTCTCTTCAATAGCCTCTTCTTGATCATCGTCAAGCCAGACTGTTACCTTTTTACCAGCTTCAGTCTCTTCTGCTTCGACTGTTATGCTTTTATCTTCGATTATTTCCATAACAAATGCTTTCTCTTCTGAGAACTTCTTTGCCTGATCACCAGTTAATATGCTCTTGCTTATAGCAAGCTGTAAAGCATCTGGATTAGACGGAACTGGAACATCGCTGTATTCAAGCAATAATGAATCAGGATAAATTCTATTCGCCCCATCTAGATCAGACTTCTCAAGGCCTAGTGCTTTGAGATCCAATCCTTCAAAATCATCTCTTTCTACAACAGAAAGCGGTATAAACCCTATACTTTTAGCCATAGGGAACCCATCTTTTCTGTACTCGTATATGTCGTTAGCTAGACTATGCTTAGCGTACTGAGTCTTTGATATAAGACCTTTTTCATCAGATTTCATCCACAGAGATTTACCAATAGGCAAAGAGCTATAATCGTGAGCAAATAGCACTACTGGGTTTTTCCTGTAATGATCAAGGATTACGCCTCCAGGAACAACAATCTCACCATCCCTGTCTACAGATTTCGTCGTTATGTAATCAACTGAAGATCTTTCACCCTTCTGGAACTTGGTATCTTCTGGCGTTATGCCTTTTCTGATGAGCTGGGCATCTTCTTCTTTAACGCCATGTTTCTCTAGCGCTTTCTTTGCCCACTCAGGCAGTCCGATGTCCTTTACCGATACTCTACGTGTAATAAGATCCATCTCTAACCCTCCATGGTTATAAACCCAATTTGCTAATAGCCATCTTCGTTATCTCGTCAGTTAATCTCGTAATATCCATCTCAGAAATTGGGATATCCCCTGTGTCTCCACCTTCACCTGCTGGTTCTACTTCTGGCCTATCGTCTAAAGGCGACATATTATTATTGAGTATCGGTGAATCGCCCCACTCAACAGTTTCCTTATCATCAAGGACTCTTTCCATATTGATGCTACTGTAACCTGTCTTAAGGTTACATTCTCTTTCTTTTAACTTGAATTCCTTATCTGGCGGGACAGGATCATCGAATGCTACAAATAATTTATCATCGAATTTCGGAGTTAGCTTTTCATTAAGCTTTTCTTCCATGCGAATGAGTCTAGGCTTTATCGTATCCCTCATAAAAGTAAAAGAAGCAACCTCTGCATTCGCTCTTGTAGCGTCTTTGTCATAAAGGCCTAGGGATTGCCCGTAAGCATTAACAATCTCCTCCTTTACGGCTTTGCGACCTTGCATGAAGCTAAGATCTTTAGGCGCTAGGCCATAAGGCTTATAATGAACACCTTTTTCAAGAAGAGGTGATTTACCTACATTATCTAACCCTCTGAATGTCTGATTTATTTCTTCTTTAAGTCTTTCAAATTCATATTGACTTAATTCATTATCAGTTTCAAAAGCACCTTCAATTCTACCCATATTCCCAAAAACAAAGTTTTCATACTTGTTGATATTCTGACTAATGTTGTATGAATCCGTTACTGCTGCTAATGGCGCTTTACCATAATACATGCTCTCTGGAGAAGGAAACTTAAAATGAATAACTGATTCTTCACTGAATTCAACTTCATCGAATCCTCTAACAAAAGCATAACTCTTTATGAATTTCTCTTTATCTGGAATTATTCTCATATTCTGAGGAGGCATAGGCCATATTTCTCTTGGGACGCCTAACTTATCCTCAACTATATACCAAAAAGCATTTCCACAAAGCTCTTGGTACAATCCCGTTAATTCGAAAAGTGAGAAATAATTCATAAAATTATTAACATTTCTCAGCATAGTCAACATAGGGTGGTCAAGAACTTCCTGTATCTCGACAGCCTTTTTAACCTGAGGAAGATTAGATAAAGAAGGATTTCCTCTCAGATATGTATCGATCTCTTTAGATATAGGTCTTACAGCGTGACTTTTTATGGCATTTCCATTTGGCTTCCCTACATAAAGTTTAAGAGGTACAGAAGCAACACTAGTAGCATTCTTAGAAGATGCCACATACACCCAACCTCTATATGCTTTCATGAACGCAGCATAGTTATCTTTTGGCTGAAGCTTAGATCCATAAGACCAACTACGAAGGATATTCGACAGAAACTTTGAAGCATTTGGCTTTTTCTTACTTATATTTATGCCAAAAGGTAATTTCATATTAATCTTGCCTTTGGTCTACCAGGTGGTTGGGCAAAAGTTAAACATAAAGCATCGGCATCATCAGGACTTCTCCCAAGCTCTTTCCTCATCTGCTCTTTATCCATAACTTTTATTTTGCCATTAACGATTTTGTATTCAGGAACAGATAGTTCCTCAACAAGTCTTTCATTAGGAGGTATCATCGCACCTTTATCAGTTCTAAGCCATTCTCTAACTTCCCACCAAAGCTGATCTCTTAATACACCAAATTCACCGATATCTGTTTTCTTCGTAGGCTTAGAAGCGACCATAATTCTTTGAGCGTTACAGTAGTGGACTTCCATAACAATATCCTCAAGAACAACGCCTTCTTTCCCTTTGCATTTAGGACAATGCGTCATACTCTTTGGATCAGCGCTAGGTTCGACTATTACATGTCCGCATTCACCGCATACAAGGCGATATGTAAGATTCATATTAGGAGCAAGACCTGCTCCAACGCCAGTAGCATCAACATTTATCACTCTAGATTCTCTTTCGTGATAAAACAGGGAAGCTCTTTTTGCTGTTTGGTTAAGATCCATACCGTGCCAGCGTTTTATATCATCCACCCAGCCGCCATATCTAAAACATAATGTATTATGGTCTTCGCCTAAATCGGCAGCGTCTAAACCACCTATCCCTTTGACACCTACAGGTGGTTTCTTACCAAACTCTGAGACATACAAATCCCATCTAGCTCTGGCATTATCTATCCACTCAACGTTTATAAGCTGATACATAGATTGAAGAGGATACTCACCAAGAACCATATATGCGAATTGAGGCTCTTCTATTCTCCTCCATCCTGCTTCAAGAGGTGCAAACTCATCCAATCTATCGTTTTTAGCTGTACACCCTATAAGAAAATCAGGAACTTCGAAACAAGAGTTGTCTGGCTCATCATCGTCGGATAAAGGCCTAGTCCATTCGTGTATGCGCTTTATTGTCTGACCTCTTGTTACAGCTCCCTGTATAATCTCTTTGCCTGATAAGACATTAGGATGATCAAAAGCTCTCATGTAGATCACTGCGCATTGGCCATCTCTTATTTTCCTATAAACAGCGCCTAACCTTCTCTTGGGATTAAACATAACGAGAAGTCTAGCGAAACCACCGCTCATGCAGGATTCTATTGCTCTGTATACTTCATCTGGAATTGCGTCGCCCTCATCGAGGACGAAAAGGAGGTTTGGTGCGTGGATACCTGAAAACTTGGCTTCTCTTTCATCTATAGAGCCAGCCATAGGAATAGTGACACCCTGTATAAAGCTTTTAGGATTCTGTCCATCTTCTATATACAGTGTATTAACTTTATCGTCTTGGAAAATAGTCGGATTGTTAACTATTTGCATTCTTATTTCACCCCAAAGCTTTGCTTTAAGGTTTCTCTCTGCTGGAGGAGCTGTAGCGAGAATAACTTGAGCGCCTCTTCTACATTTCTTGAACCATATAGCAGCGCAAGCAGCTCCATGTGTCTTTCCGACAGCATTAGCCGATACAGCAACGGATACTGGATTTACCAAGACTGATAAGAGCATCTTTTTGACATCTTCCGTAAGCTTTTGCTTAAGGACTTCTTCACAGAACTCAACAGGCTTATCAGCATAGCTATCATAATCGACAGATGATAACATCTCTTCTACTGCTTCAAGAGTGTATCCATCGAGAATATTATCTGCTAAGACATCTACGTTTAAGCTTGAATTAATCAAACTATCTCCTGCTCCTATTCATCGATACTACTTTGCTACTGCTACTGCCTATTCTCTTATCTTCTATTTTCTTAGTAAGTGTTTTCTTCAATTCTGCTTTCATCTCTATAGGCAAGCCCTTAAGGAGATTACCAAGAGCTATCTCAACACCCATTCTTTCAAGTTCATTAAGGCCTAGGAGTTTGATCTCTTGATCTATCGATCTAAGGACTATCGAAAGCTTGCCCTCTCTCCATGCTGCTCTTTTCGTCTCACCTATCTCTGCTAAAACTCTTGCTCTGTGATAAGAAATATCTGAACTTGCTTCTTCTTTCCATTCATTCTCTATTGTTTTTAGATCGCTTGCTATCGTATTAACTGAATATGGATTACCTGTATCAGGGTTGACTACATTCTTTTCTACTAAGAATAAAATTATCTCATCCATCTTCATGCCACGAAGTCTTGCAGATGAAACAATCTTTTGTCTCATCATTTTTGTATGCTCATAAGACCTCTTTAACATTGACCATCTCCAAATAAAATAGTTGTTTAATAAATTCGCCTATACTATACATTTACATAAAAGTAAAGGACTTTTTAAAAAAACCTGTTAAGTTTCAAAAGACCGTCACCTTCAAAGAAGTCAGATAAGCAGTCTCTTGTTAATGTAGAGGTAGATATACCAAGGCTTGCTGCGTATGCCTTTGCTTTAATGTAAAGTTCTTCCGGCACGACTACATTAATTTTTTTTTTATTACTATTCTTAAAAGCGATGATATTACCAAGATTATCTTCGGCTGAGCCGTCTGTCTTCGCTTTTCTTAATTTTTTACCATAAAGTCTTTCAAATATTTGCGATGTTCTCATCTTCGAAATACCATACTTTTTAGCTATACTTGAAAGAGTTATTTCCCCGTCAAAAACATTCCTGAAGTCTGTCACGATACTTTCTGAGTGACGCTCCATGAGATTCTCTCTATACTCTTCATCTGATAATCTTTTTCTTCCCATATGTCCTCTCATTTAATTATTTATGTTCTTGATATACATATATACTGTTTAGCATATTGAGTAAAGAAAAAAATAAAAAACTTTACTTTAGCCTATAACTAATATAGTATAAAACCCTTCCCAAATAGACCTAATAACAGATAAATGCTTGCTTTAACTAACAATTGGAGGTAATCCGTTGATAAGGCCACGTAGAAGGAAAGCTAAAGAGCATATAGTTGAAATAGGTTTAACTATATTTGAAGAGAAAGTCCAACCAAGATTTAATTGTAAGAAATTACTCCTTAAGCATAGTATACATAAACAAGAACATAACAGATATTTCCAATTATTCTTAAGGATAGCGGAATATCTTGAAGAATTGAGAGGCGACTATGTAAATGAATTAGAAGATATGATAGAAGATTACTTGACGAATATCTTCAAGTATTATGAGCGATTCGGTAGAACCCCTTCACTAAATCAATTCAGCCCATCAGCAGCAAATCAAATAAGATTCGAAGAATGGACATGTGAGTATTCAAGAGAAAACGACGAACAATATCTTCAGACTGAACTTACTCCTGAAATAGACATCACGATGGTAAATACAATTCTCCCTGAGACTGAATTGGCTTTTATAGAGGTATAAATGGATTTAACTTTAGATGTAGATGATCAAGATAGGATTATGAATTTATGTATAGTCGATTCGAAATTCATAGGTCACGTACTAAGACAAAAAATAGAACCAAGACATTTTGGATCAGAAGTAAGGCAAAAGGTCTTTAAAACGATAGCTGATTTTTACGGGAAATATAAAAGAGCACCAAGTGAAGACATTGTAACGGAAATAGAAGATAAAATAAAGAAGCGGAGAATACACGAAGAGGATGAAGGGTTATATGAACAATACCTTGTTAGCGTAATGTCCATACCCGACTTCTCGGAAAAAAGAGTCAGAGACAGACTTGAATTTTTCGTTAAAACAAGAATTATAACAAACCTATCCAACACCCTTTTAAAACTCCAAGACAGATTCGACATAGATCCTGATAAACCGCTAAACCTAATAAAAGAAGCTGCTCTTGAAGCAAATAGGGCTATAGGTAGAGAAGGGGCAACTAGTATTATGCATGATCCAATAGGAGATTTACAACAGAATTTCTTTGTTACCAAATTCGGAATAGACCCAATCGACAGACAACTAGGTGGAGGATTAAAGAGAGGTAACTATGTTATAATTCAAGCATTCACTGGTATGGGTAAGTCTTGGGCTATAAACCATCTAGGTAAAATGGCTGTTAGGTTTGGCAATACACCTCTCGTTATACCTACTGAGATGGCTAATAGGACAGCGAGACTTAGATTCAGGATGTCCTTTACAGGACTTACTATGGATGAAGTATTTCAGAAGCCAGCTGATGTCAAGTCACAAGTAGCGAGATCTATGAACAAAGGAGCTGATATATTCCTCTTATCTGAAGAAGAAAAATCTATGAACGTTGACGAATTACCTGCTATAATAGAAGACATAGAAATAAAGAATAACAATAAAATATCATTAGTGCTGATGGATTCCGCTGACGATATGGGCCCACCTGCTGGAAAATATAAGAGCGAAATAGAAAAGAATACGGCCATACACACATACCTTAAAAACTTTGCTAAAGATGAAGACATTTGTATTGTAAATACGGCTCAATGCCAAAGAATCGGTGAAACAAAAATGTGGCTAGGCCCTTCTAATGTTGGCGAGAATATAAACAAGTTAAGAAAAGCAACAGTAGGGATAAGCATAAACGGCTTAGTCGAAGAGAAAGAAAAATGGTATTATCGTTTATGGCTATTCAAGAATACCGATGGAGATGAAGGAGCAAAGGTGTGGGTGAAGCGTAATTTCAAGCGTGGACAATTCGTAACGAAATATGGAGGTTGGCCAAAGAAAAAGGCTTATGATGCTATGTTAGCAAAAGAGCCAGTGATGGATAAAATAAGGAGGGACATGTAATGAGTGAAGAATTAGCAGCATTGCGGAAAAAATTCGAAAAGGGTCTTAATGTAAGATTATTCTTAAGTTCTGATATGTTCGCTTTGTGTATATTAAAGAATAAAGTAAGAGGTTACAGGTGTTACAGGTATTTTACACTAGACGGTGAATGGCAAGTAAGCATTGATAGGACACAAACAACTGCTGATGGAGCATTGTTCTGGGTAAACCAATACGGAGAATATTTGTTCAGATGAGCTGGAATGATTTAAAACTCCTATCTAAGAAAGAGCTATTAGAGTTGATACCTGATAATTTCAATTTCAAGACAGATCCTTGGACTCACCAGATAGCCACGTTCTTGGCTAATATATCGAATAATGGATTCCTAGATACTCTTGATCTTGGTACAGGGAAAACTAAAGTGTCGATAGATACTTTCAGGTATATTAGCCTTCTGAAAGGTAGAAACACAAAAGTCTTGTACGTCTGCCTAGCTACGGCTATAGGTAAAATGGCTGATGAGGTACATAAGCACTCAGATTTCAAAGCTATATGCCTGAATTGTGATAAAAAAGAAAAATGGAAAAGAATAGCAAGCAAAAAGCACGACTTCTTCATAATAGGCTATGAAGGCTTAAGATCTATGGTAACGAATAGAAAAGCAGTAAAGAAAAGATACTTTGATCACGACAATGATGAATTTAAAATCAAAATAACACGCAAAGAGATAATTGATCTTAAGCTCGTTAATAAAATTAAAAAGATGGGCTTTGACGGGCTTATAGTAGATGAATCACATGTTATAAAAAACCCAGCTAGTCTTGTATTCAGAATAATCAAGAAGCTGTGTATGAATATCGATAATAGGATATTATTAACGGGCACGCCTTTCGGAAATACATTACTCGATGTATGGTCACAATACTTTATAGTCAATAAAGGAGCTACATACGGGAAAAGCTTTTCAATATTCAGAGATTCATACTTCAAAGATGTCGGATATTTTGGAGAATCATATGTTCCAACAACTATAGGGAAAGCGTTCATAACAGAGCACTTGTATGATTCAGCAATAAGATATTCTGAAGACGAAATAGACGATCTGCCTCCAAAAGTATTTAGAACGTTGAATTACAAGTTAAGCAAAGAGCAGAGGAGAGAATACGATAGCCTTTTAGATGATCAGATGAATGAACTCAACGTCAACATAGTCAATAAGGGGATCGGATACAGGCAGATAGCAAGCGGATTCATAAAAAGCTCTGATCACGTCTTCAAAAATAATCCAAAGCGGGACTTACTTTGGGAATTGATATCAGGGGTTATGAGCGACCATAAAGTTGTTGTGTTTTTCGAATACACTATGAGCAGGAAGTTAGTTGAAAAACTACTTATTAAAAAGAAAGTCAAGTTTAAGACTTTAGGCGGTGAAGTAAAAGATAAATATGAGTCATACACTACATTCCAGAACGATCCTAGCTATAGAGTATTCTTGGCTCAAATAAAATCAGGTGGATCAAGCATAGATCTTTTCGCTGCTTCATATTGCATTCACTATGAAAACGGAGGATCTGTCATAAACCACAAACAGTCTTTGAAAAGGATTCATAGAGGGGGACAAACTAAACGGTGTTTCTTCTATTCACTTATAGGTCTAGGGACTGTTGAAGTGAACATACACAAAGATTTATCGAACAACGTTGATGCTTTTACAAGAATAGTCGATGCTAAAAGCGCTGGCAAATACATAAGAGGTGAGTAATGGCTGAGATAATATTCCCAGACGATTTCATAGGGAAAATAAATGAATTTGCTAAAAAGGTTGTTGAAGCATCTGAAAGAGAACGGACTATTGCTAGTGGCAATGGTGGCTACGTAATGTCGCACGGTGAACGTGTAACAGAGGTAAGAGATTGGGAGATAACAATGAAAGGGGGCAGTATGGCAGGATTATCGCACGAAAGAATGAGATTTAACACTATGACAGAAAGAAGGCTGTGGACTCGTTTAGGCAAAATCAGTAAACACGATAAATTATTAGATTTCGCAATAGTGGCAAAAGAAAACGGTCAAGACGATCTAGCTATAGCAGCAGGAGCAAGATACAAGATGCTTACAGGTGAAGGAATAGACTGGGGTACATCCTCTAACTACTCACAACCAAGAGCAAAAGAATCAGGTAGGCTTTTAAGGAGAATAGACTGTGATTGATGTTAAAGCAATTCTAGATGAATTAGGGATCGACTATAAATCCAGTGGGCGCAACGTAGGAGGTAACGACTGTAATATCGACTGTCCATTTTGTGGGGCAGATCACCACCTTGGTATAAACATTGATAACGGATATGTTAATTGTTGGGTGTGTGAATTTGAAGATCTGGAAAAAAGACCTTCATTCTTGTCTATCCTGTATAAATTAACCGATATATCGTGGTCAGAGTTGATATTGCTAGCAGAAGAGTATGGCTGGGAGAGAGCAGAAGATGTTAATAAGCAGAAACCTATAACGAAATGCTATTTACCTAAAGAATCTCTAAGCTTTGAAACAGATATAAAAGAAAGAGATGAAGCATTTGAATATCTCAGCAAAAGAGGATTCAGTGAAAATGAAATAGTCGATCATAAGTTAAGATTTGCTAAAATAGGCGATTTCAGCAATAGGATAATAATACCTATCTATTACAATGGTAAATTAGTTTCTTTCACGTCAAGAATTTTTAAAGGCGATAGTAGAAGCAGGTATAAACATGCCCCTTTCTATCTGTCAGAAAAAAGAATAAGCGCATTACTCTACAACTACGATTCTGCTAAGGAATACGACCACGTTTACATCTTAGAAGGGCCAGCAGATGTTTGGAGAATGGGAGAAGACTCTATGGCGGTGTTTCGGTCTGATTTATCCCGTGCTCAAAGGAATTTACTATTAAAAGTAGGCTCTAGCTCTATAACTACTAGTATAACGATAGTTTTCGATCCGATGGCGACATCGAGAGCATACGCCGCAGCAGAAATCCTTTCTATAGCAATAAACAAGATAAAAGTAGTAAGATTAACAGGAAAAAGAGATGTAGCTGATAGGACAAGAGAAGAGATATTAGATATAGAATCCGAAACACCATATTATAGGAGGTGATGTGATATTCCACAATAAAGATAGCAGGATGATGAGCGAGATAAAAGACAAATCTGTTCATCTAATAATAACAAGCCCTATGTACCCTATGATAAAAAAATGGGACGATATGTTTGGCGTTCCTGAATTTGGAAGAGGTATGTTCGATCATCAGCATTATACGCTTATGCCAACTTGGGCTGAATGCCAAAGGGTTCTTGTTGATGGTGGCACAATGTGCATAAATATGGGCGACGCTACAAGATCTATGAACGGTAACTTTGCTTGTTATCCTAATATCGCTAAGACTACTATGCTTCTATGGGATATAGGATTGACAGCGCTTATACCTATAATATGGAAGAAAATTACCAACCGACCAAACGCATTCCTAGGTTCTGGGATGATGCCTCCAAACGCTTATATCGCTCAAGACCACGAAGCAATCCTCATATTCAGAAAAGGCAGTCTAAGGAAATTCAAACCTAAAGACCAAAATAGAATCGATTCATCCTTTACTAAAGAAGAAAGGGATATCTGGTTTCAACAGACGTGGACAATTCCTGGAGCTAAAGGAGCTAAAGAGACTAGCGCATTCCCAGAAGAAATACCATATAGACTAATAAGGATGTTCTCAGTCAAAGGAGATGTCATTCTTGATCCATTCTCAGGAACAGGGACTACAATGAAAGTAGCAGATAGACTAGAAAGAGAAAGTATTGGATATGATATAGTTGATTACATAAACGATAGACCAAGGAGGTAAAAATGGATCTTGACCTTGTTTATGATGCATTAGAAGATCTTGCGTCAACGCCAGCTAGAAACGATAAGAAGGAAAAACTTGGAATCTACATAGGGGGTGTACCGTGGCTGGAAGAGGTAATAGAGCTAGCCTTGAATCCATTCAAACATTATCACGTGACTAAGATTAAATTCCAACCAGAAAAAGCTGAGCACGTGCTTCTGAATTCACCGATGGGCATTTTTGAATATCTCGATAGACTGTCAAAAGAAAGCGGCACATCCAACGATGAAAAAGACCTCTTATCTATAATGTCATCGGTTACTGAGAAAACACATACAGTAGTCAGCAGGATAATTAAAAAGGATCTTCGATGCGGAGTTAGTGTAAAGACCGCAAAAGAGTTCATCCCTGATCTACCGCTATATGAGGTAATGAAACCTTTTGGTGACAATCCTTTCCCAGGCAGAAGATTCGCTGAGTTTTGTTTAAAGTGTGAAAAACATATATTATGGGCAATCAAAGTAGACGGATACAGGATATCATATGCTACAGTATCAGTCGACGATAAGGTCACGTATCTTTCTACATCTGGAAAAACTTACGATAATTTTTCATCGTTCGACAATGAGCTTATATCTAAGGCTAGAGCAATCAATGAGAAATATGGTGTGCCGTATCCTATTCAATTCGATGGAGAGTGTGTATGGAGAGACGGCGACTTTCAATCAATGCAAAAACATGCTAGGCGTAAATCGAATATAGATAACGATGGCTATAGGTTCTTAGTGTGGGATGTTATATGCGATAGGCCTTACATTGAAAGATATAATATGCTTGAAGGATTTGCAACGACTACTGGAGAGACTTATAATTTAATAAAAATATTTAGCTTATCAAGAAGCAAAGTGTTCAGATTGTGTCACAAATTCCTCCCTTTACATGCTTTTGAAGATCTTGTTGGGCACATAAGGGATTTAACAAAACATGTCATATCAGAAGGAAGCGAAGGACTCATACTTAAAGACCCATACCACTTACACGAATTTAAAAGATCCAAATACTGGTTTAGGACAAAAGCCTTATATCTTAAAGGCACTGGTGTTGAAGTAGATGTTCCTGTTATAGGGTTTAATTATGGTAATAAAGGAACTCGTATGGAAAAGATGCTCGGCTCTTTTATATGCGAATATGAAGGGCACAGAGTTAGCATATCTGGGAAAATGACAGATAAACAGAGAATGAAATACGTCGAAGACTTACCATCGTTTATAGAGGTTCACGCCGATAGCGTCACTAATGATGGAAGTTTAAGATTGCCTATCTTCCAGAGAGCTAGGTATGATAAATGACAGATAGAGGCAATGAAGTTAAATCAGCAGCAAAAAGAGTTGAAGCGGTATGTCCTAGATGCGGAGCAAAACATAGAGTTTTAATATTCTATACAGGAAGGCCACCTATAAGAGTTTATTGCCAACAATGTAAGATGGTAGTGAATACCACATCTTTAATAGAAGAAATAAGCTTTAACAAAGCTAGGAATAGCGTAGGCAGAAGTTAGCCTATACTTAGGTACTCTAAAAATTATATTGGCGAATGTAGAGCTATTACAGCAAATGCAAATAAGGAAAAAATATGAGTAGCGCAACTTTATTCTTTGATACAGAAACGTCCGGTTTACCGAAAATCAAAGATGGATATGAAGCAGATCAGCCTTGGATAGTCCAGATAGGGGCTATTCTTTCAAATGAGTTCGCAACATATAGTGAATTAAATCTACTCATAAAATGCAATGGGAGATACATACACCCAAAAGCTCTTGAGACACACAATAAGCATCCTAGAATATTAGATGCCTATGGCGTAAGCGAAACGCTAGCTTGTGAGGCATTCCTTGAGATTGCTTTGAATGCAGATAGGCTTGTCGGGCATAATGTTGAATTCGATAAATTCTTTATTACACATATGCTATATGCGAATGGATATTGTGAGGAAGCCGAATTCATCGATAGCATGTCATCAGTGTGTACTATGAAAGATCAGCATATCGTCGATATGTGCGGATTACCATATCCATCAGGAAGAAGAGGCTACAAATGGCCAACGCTAAATGAGCTTCATTCTTTCTTATTTGGCAAAGAGGTTGAAGACGCTCACGATGCTATGGGTGATGCGAGAGCGACTAAAAAATGCTATTACAAGATTTATAAGGATGACATACCATTTTAAGGAGACAATGTGAAAATAACAGTTGAAATAGAAACAAGAGATGAAGATGAAGTCGGCATAGATGGAATAATGCACGGTAAAGATGCTATGAGAGCAATTAAATCGCTGTATAACTACCTATATGCTAGAATCAAAGATGAGAATATAAGTGCTAAAGAATTGGAAATTTGTAAAAATGTAGCAAGAGAATTAGTGAATCGGCTTGATAAGCACTTTATACCTATAAATAAGATAGTTGGAGATACCCGTGAAGAAATTTTCGGAAACGATTAAGGACGGATATACAAAAATTATTGCTTGGCCTGACGGGTTTTGGATGAGGTGGGATGATTTCGTTAACGATGATTCTATGGAAAATTATAGCGACGATTATTTCATATCATTCATACCTGAAGAGTATGACGATGAAACAGTAGAACACATAATAAATGAAATATCAGAGGGCTATAAAAAAAACAGAGAAACTAAAGGGTAGGTTGCCAGAACGGTATTGGAGTGGATTGCTAATCCATCGGTGTAAAAAGCCTTACAGGTTCGAATCCTGTGCCTACCGCCAAAGGAGGTTACCATGGCTATTGGAAAACCAGAAAGGATATGCCCTAATGAGTCACCTAAATACAAAAAATATCTTAAATGGAAGACGACTAGGAGAAGAAGGAGATTGAGAAAAATGCATCTTGAGAATGCTCCGATAAAAACAGAATACAGAGGATATAGCTTATGAAATTAACAATACTTAAAATATATCACGATATCAAATGGGCGCTCACTAAAAAGAATAACAGCTCCTGGATGATGATCGACTGTAAACCAGATAAGAAGATATCGGATTGGCAAAAAGAAGAAGCAAGTTGCCCATACATCCCTATTCCACGCATTGGGTCTATTGCTGAATTAAGAGATTTATCGCTAAGAACAATAAAATATGTAAAGGATGAACATAAAGATGACTGGAGATCTTCATACCAAGCATACCTAGGAGGAAAAGGTGACTGCGAAGACCAAGCAGCAGTCCTATTGAAATGGATAAGATCCAACTCGATGAGATTCAATCTTCCATATAAGCCTGAGGATGCCGGCATAATAATCACAGAACACCCAGAAGACCCTTCCAAAGGGCATGCTTTTGTTGGGATTTGGATAACGAATTTGGATTTCATAATACTCGATAACGGACATTTCACTCTTAAGGTCTGTAAAGCAAGTGAGTATTTCCCAAGAAAAGGCCAAGCGCCAACATACTGGTTCAATGCGAATGAATGCAAAAGGATCAGACAAGTAAAGAATAATGGTGTGAACATAACACCGTAAAGGAGGAGAGATGGAAAATTTAAAGGGGCTTTTCTGGAGCATAATTGGAATAGTATTAGTGTTATCGCTTCTATACGGAATATATTATGGATTCA